GTCGTGGCTCCTCCAGTTACCTGAAAATACCACCCCGAATCAACGGTTGTAGTGCTTAAAGAAGTAAGAGTTAAGTGTGGTAAAGAATCAATTGTACCGAAAAAATACTCTGCAGCTGGGCCCGGAGATCCATCGTTTTGCTTATCAATAAGAGGATTCTTAATGAGAGAAACCTGACGAAATTTTGTATCAATCAATGTTTCTCCACCATCAGTATTTTCGAAATCTGTTTTTATACCAACATAGTAGGGAGGAAAAACATCGAGGTTGGACGAACCAAATCCGCCAACTGGAGCAATCAGTGGTTGTATTTCGCATTGTGTGAGAAATGTTTGTGTACTATTAAAATCTATACTAGCCTTTAAAACACCATTTGATGCTCCTACTCCAAATCCAACAAGGTTCGAAAGTTCGAGTGTACCACCAGTTGGAGAGTCAACATCTATTACTTCAACCACTTCAGTATCTTCAACCCGTATATAAAGAGTTGCTGTCGCGGTTGTTCCATCTATTTGAGTATATCTTAGTGTAGCAGCGTGGACATCATCCGTATATCCACTTCCCGCTGAAATAATCTTAAATCCATAAAGTAAACCTTGAGTAGAATTAGCTGGAGGTGTTATATCAGCTGGAATTTCAAAGAAGGTAGAAGAGTCTTTAAATGCACTTCCGGCAACATCGATTTCATTAATTTTAACCCAAATATAACCATCAGCTGAGTTTTCTCCAACTTCTCCATCCACTGAAATTACTCCACCACCATTTTTTACTGCACTACTTGGAGCTACGGTACTATTCACACCTCCACCATTCGATAAACAAAGATAAAGGGTACTATTGTGAATTACATAACATGCGTATTCGGTTATGCTACCACTACTTATTGTTTGGTTGAAACATGTCCTATCAGTCGTATCGTATCTCTTATATTTTCTTGCGGTGGCCCAATCCTGATTGCTTTTGGGAAGAAGGCGTTCAACTTCAGACGATTCAATAAGTTTCATTGAAATCAAATTCTGAATTACATCTTGCCTTTCGAGTTCACTGCCAGTGGGTATTGGAGCCGATGTTTCATCCGGCCAAGGATCGCTCTTACCAATACCTAAGTAATAACCAGTTCCGGTGTCAATGGGAACATCTGTTGCCAATGTGTTTATTGCGGTGACAAAGGCGTTAGCATTATTTTTTCTAAAATCGTCTGTAATGATAGCACTCATATCTTTATTTATAAAATTTTTTTATGTTACGCGAAGGTTTCTGTTATTGATTGCTCTAAAGGTGAATCGCTGTCGGGGAAGAAAACATCTGTTAGAGGTAAGTTTCTATCAAGAACTTTAATTGGAGTTTGGTGTTCAGTAACAGAAGTCGTTGAGTTGAGATATGCTCTAACATTTGAAAGATCCGAAACAGACACATCTAATGGTTTTGGAAATGTTTGTGGTGTTTGAGTATCAACTGCATCTATTGGAGTATCCCACGATACCCAAGAATCCGTTTCAGCTGAAGTTGATGAATGATCGGGAGAATCATCTGTTGATCTACCCGTTTCAAACGTCGATGTTTCGAGGAATGCCACTGGCGAATCATTAGTATTCATTAAAACATATGATGTATCAGTAACTACATATGTTGTAGTTAAAGTAAGTGAAAGCAAACCAGACACCGATGATGAATCATATCCAATAGCGTAAGTTGAGAGAAGATCTTGATCAGTTTCGCTTGAATCAACAGTCATGTTGAATGGAGCAGCGGTTATGAATACATTAATATTACCACCTTCATCCAACCATCCAGGCTGATAAAATGGAGTATGATTCCTCAATCCCGTATAAAGATCTCCAACCCAAGTTGGATTTGTGATGTCCCATGATGGAACAACATCTTTATCAGATCTGGATTGAATCGATTCAATCTGTAAATCCGAAAAAAGTTTTAATCCGGATGGATGAACTAATTTGAAATATTGCTGTTTCCATCTATCAAAGGAAATTCCTGTAGTGATAATATAAGAAAACTCTTGCCACCTTTCACCATCATGAAGTTTATTAATATCTGAATTAAATCCTTTACGATCATTATAGTTAGAGAATTGCGTATAAATTGGAAGATTATAGTTACTTCTATTCCAACCCCAAACCAATTCTTCATCGTTTAAATTATCATTAACCCAAAGCGCGAACGGATAGGTTCCTTCAAACTTCCAATGACTATTTTCTTGTGGAGAGTTCGGCCCAATAAAATTATCGATAGGGGTTGTGTCTCCCGAATAACTTCCGTTTTGCGTTGATACATTCTTTGTTGGTGATACGGATTCATATAAATCCCATTGACCACTCGAATCTAATTGGTAAACTTTAATTTCGTTTTCATCGTAAGGACTTACAATTGTGTAACCAGTCAATCCATCTGGCCACATGTAAGTATCGTTACAATATCCAACCGGAATCCCCTGACATTTATCATTACCATCTGCATGAGGAGAAACATTAAGACCATCATTGACCTGAACAACTCCATAAATGGAATTGGTTGAAATCGTATGACGAACAGCGGTTGTTGCACTTATATCAAGGTTTTGATTATCTAAATCCCAAGTAATTCGAAACTTTGTAGACCGTGAGCCTGGATCTCCTCTTGAAACATAGTCACTTGACATCGGGGAAAGAACTGTCATGTCTTGAGCTCCACCTGTGGTGTATGTAGATCCGGCTATATTACCTGTCGATGAAAAGAAAACAACATGCTGATTCGACGGAGAACCATAAGTATTCGTTATAAAAGTTCCATACTTTCCAGCTTTAACTCTTTTCTTTTTGATTAGCGTAGGAGCAAATGCACTGCCTGAACTTAACCCCCGTTCATAATCGATATAAAAACTAATTGTTGCATCTTCAAACGCATAAAAATTATAAACCGTTTCTTTATCTGGACTTTCAAATATTACATCGGAAAAATATTTACCACCTGCTCGAGTTGGAAGAAGCGCGTGATTTCTTCCAGTTGCAATTGCTCCAAGTTGATTATTTTCTCCGAAATAAAGATGACGATCTATCAAATCAAATGTTTGAGAGTAGGGTAGCGAATTACTATCCCGAAGGTTAGAAATAACTCCAGTATCTAAATTTTTATCGAATATTCGTTTATCTTCGGTATATGTTCCAAGACGATATGTATAATCACCGATAGGAGAATCATATATGATTTCGCTCGTATCAATGGTGATATCAACAGGAGTTGCATCTGTCAATTCAGTTGAAAGCTTATTATCTCCAGAATTAACCCTTGTTTCAAATGATAATCCTACAGAGGCAGGAGTCTCTGGACTACTGTAACCCGAATCTGCTCGGCCTTTACTAACTCTTATCGTAAATGTTTTATCGACAGACAATTTATCGTAAGTCCAAAATATATTTTCGAAGTTACTTCCTATTTTTATATAGCCTGGATTTGAAGGAGTGTAATCAGGAGTTAGAATAGTTGGGCCGGTTGGAACATCTTCTTCAAATGTTTTTGTCGTCGTATCATAAAATACCCTATCTCCGTTTCTTTTAATAAATCCAAAATTGCTAATTTCGCCGCTCGAAGGTTTAATTAATTGCTCTGAGGGATAAGTAACTGTTACTTGATCATTGAAGAAAAGTCTAAAAAATTCATTAATACTACCCTGAGAACCACGCGATTTGTAAAAGGATATTATATTTCGAAATAATTCTCTATTATCTAATACATCAGAATTAGGAATACTCTTTGCGATTTCCTTTTTTATTTGATCTAAGTATAGATTATCAGTAAGATCAATATCATGTTCATTTTGAATACGATCTATGATATTAGTTGGCTGATCTTTTGAATTAAGATATTCGTAGTAATCTTCTAAAAAACTAATAAGTGTAGTAGAGATTCCACGTAGATGCGAAGGAAATAACGAAGAAACCGATTCGGCTTCTCGATTATGTATGTGAATATCTCCTACTGCCTTTTGAGTATGTCCCATAAACTATTAGTCTCTATTTACTGTTTCATAGTCAGAAAGAAGTCCTGAAACTCCACTTATACTCGAATCAATATCTCCCGATACAGCAGTATCAGCAAGATCTATGGATAAAACTTCTTTTCTTTTTGCGACAACATCGTCTGATGCAGGTCTCACCTTTATTTTAATTGTACTGGTTTCTGAAGCCGGAAGATTGTTTAATGTGATCTTTCCTGTAGTAGGATTAAGAGATCCTGCGTTTGTATCTATCTTCAATATAGATCCATCTACTTTGACAGTAAATACGTAAATTCTTCTTTCATCCTTCCCAGCAACTTTCTCGTCTCCTAGTTGTACGCTAGAACCACTATAAGTCCATGTCGTTGAGCTAATCATTGACTCGGTTTGATCGATTTTTCCATCAAGCGCAAAACCAAAATCTATACTATCATTTGCAGTTACATTTCCTGTAACAGAAATCGTTAAATTTTTATATGCAAATACTCTAACAATTGAACTTGTTAATGCGGTATTAGTAAGATCTACATTTCTTAAAAAATTAGAATATCTAAATACACCGTTAAAATTATTTAGATTTTTTTCATTGAATTGTGTTATAGTGCTTCTAACATCTGTGACCAATTCATCTTTAGTTTTTGTAGTAAGCGAAAGATCGTATTTAAAAAATACATCAAAATAAAGAAAGGTGTATTGAGGATCTCGAAGAACTGGTTTAATTGATACCACTTTGCGATCAGCGAGAAACGCTTCAACCGTGTCCTTTTCCGTATCAGTTAATGTTAGCTGATTGATATCCAACGGCCGTATGGAAATATTTACTTCTCCATAGTTTGGAATGTCGTTATCTTCTCCTCCCCAAACAGATACATCTTTCACATTATTGATGCTTTGTTGAATTATAGTTTTGTAATCTTCTGCTGTAACAGCCCTATTTTGAGAAATAAATGTAAGAGGAGCATTGAATTTTACACTATCAATTGTTTCCTTTTCTCCTCCACCTTGGGCCTTTACATCTAAAACAATAGATGCATTATCTTGTATAATCGGATTAGCACCACTGGCATAACTAAAAGCTTTTGCACCATTTGCTACTTCACCATCGGTTGTTAAAAAATCAATTTGTACGATATCTAGTGGATTTGGACTTTTTCCAACAATTCCATCACCAAAGGTTATGTCATAATATCCATCACCATTTTCATTAAGAAAATATATCTGTGAGTTAGAATCTATGTTAGTAAAAGTTTGAAATTTACTATACGTTTCGGGTGATACATCATCAGGGCCATTTAAAACCTGTATCTTTAAAGTTGATGTATCTGCATTTGCAAAATTGATAGTAAACTTTTGATAAGAAGAATCATCAACAGCGTATTCAACTGTTCTTCGTGTGCCCTGATATATTTTCAACTCATCAAAAACAAATTTTCCAGAAGACGAAACACCTACAGTTTTGTCTTCAATCGTTTGGAAGGTGTATGTCACGTTATCAATTGTTGTTGTAAATCGCGAACCGCGAGGAAGGGTGTATTCCGCCGCTGTGCTATTGCTTTGTCGCGTAAAGGTAACATCAACTATTGCAACAGCACCCGTAGCACTTCTTGGTGTATATCCCAGAAGTTTTGCTCTTGAAACAACATTTGCTCTTAACTGTGCGGAATCCAAAAAAGATTCGTTCATCGACATGTGAGCATTGACCGCGTTGTAGTGAGTATTATATGCTAATACATCGAGAAGAGAACTAAGACCAGACCCCTCGAAATCCCAATCGGCAAAAACACTTCCGGTTCGCTGAAAGTGGTTTTTGAGGTTGGTCTTTATCTGATCAAAATCAAGTTCAGTTGTATTAAATTGGGCCATCTTATCTAAGTCTTTGTAAGTTAAAGGATACTTCGGTTTCTACTTGAAGATTTATTACATTGAATCCTATATTTACGATATAGGTATTTGCATCTGAATCGTCGAATACTTCTATTTTTAAACCATTTACTCTTGGTTCAAAGTCTGTTATAACTTGTTTTATTTCTTCGCGTATTGCAATTCCAGTAAAAGAATCAGCCGGTTCAAAAAGTTTTGCGGTTACATTTCCTCCTATTTCTGGATGAAAGGGTCTTTCGAAAAAATTGGTGAGAACAAGATTTTTAACGGATTGCTTTACAGCTTCGATATCTTTTAAAGGAACAATGTCATCGCGCTCTTTATGAATTGGCATCAAAAGATCCAGATCAGAATAAACACGATTTTTCGAAACATTAGATGCTTTTACAAAATCGCCCTTCGAATCTCTATTAAAATCTTGTATTGCCATATTTTCTATTTATAATGTTTACTCTTCCTCCGTCCAAGGGAAATCGTTTTCACGAAATATCCTCTTAACTGGTCTGTTTTCGGCAATCTTATCCGCAATGTAAGTATTCACATTAGTTCGAAACGCTTCATCGCTGTCGTAATGAGCTCTAACTAATGTAATAATCGCACTTTCAGTTAAAGAATTCGAGTATACTAATTCTGGAGAAGAATCTTGTGAATTGTAAGTATGTAGGTAAGATGCTGACTCTTGAGGACTGGAATCATTTGTTCCAATTATCTCATAATTAATTGATTGAATTATCTGATTAGATTCAGCAGAATCCTGTTTAGTTACTATTTTTTTTATTTTGAATGTATAGTTCATTATTCGGGTGAGTTACTTGTTAGTGCCGCAACTTGTGTTTTGAGTGTTGCGATTTCAGCCGCATTTTCTTCTATTTTAGTAATTGCTTCTTGTAGTGCCGCAGTCAGAAGTGGCACTAGTTTAGATTGGTCGATACCCTGATAATCCGGAACACTGAGAGTTCCCATCACTGCTTCAGTGACTAGTACACTTTCTGTCCTCTCTTCCTGAGCAGGAGTAATCTCTTGTCCATCTTCATCATAAGTGGCTTCAACTGCTGGGTGAACAACATCTTCATAGACCGCAGGAGACACTACGTACTCCTCGTCCTTCATGCCATCTTTTTCTCCCCTTATAGCTTCGGGGACAACATCCGATACTTCGTGAGCAAAAAATCCATCTACAATTTTATCTGGATCTACCTTAAAGTTAAAACGGTAAGGACTGAGTTGCTTAAGTCTATCAATGCCATCGGTAATGCTTACTTCGTTTTCCTTAAGTCGGTAATCAGAAGAAGTATTAAATGCCGTAGCAGAAGATGTTATGCTAATAGATCCAACCTGAGTTGCAACAGTGGTTCCAGCACTTGTGTCCCTGAAATAAACAACAGTAGCATTGGAATCTGCTCCAATATTCATGCAGTTGCCAATGCTTCTTGCAATATGGAGAGTTGAGCCAGTATCAGTAGATTCTATTTGCGCGCCATAAGTACCTTTGTGGTATCCAGGCAAAGAACTTTGCGTTCCACTGATATTGTTGTAAATGTCGTCAGTAGTGCGGAACGTTCCATTTACATCGAGTTTGTAAGAGGGTGTAAAATCACCAATACCAACGTTGCCGCCAGAAGTCAAGGTGATATCATTGTTACCAGCTCTACCTATTCTCAAATCATCTTGGTAAGCGTCTATAAAGTAGTAATCATATGTAGTATCGTAAGGTGCTGTAGTAAAGATTTTTATCTCTCCACCTTCGTTACCTGTAGCGCCTCCGTAGAGATTAAGCAATCCCGAAGTTACGTCAGGAAACCCTGCACTTATAGTACCACCCGTTGCACCTAAGTTTCCAACTGCACTCGCATCACCAGTAGAGGTGATTTCAAACTTGGATGCTCCATTGAGAGCACTTCCGTCAACGATTTCAAAGACGTTACCTTCAACACCAATACTCCAGTCAACTCCCGAGGATTCAGTGAACCTAATCTGAGGATCACCACTGCTGCAATTTACGTCAACGAAACATCCAGATGACCCAACATCACGCTCGAACCTAGCAATCGTGCTGCCGCCACCTCCACCGGTTACTCGCAATCCAGCTCCGGTTGCAGCATCGTCGTTGATATCGAGCTTGTAGGCAGGTGACGAAGTGCCGATGCCGACTCGTGCTTCATGTACAATTCGCATAACCTCACTATCGCCGTAGCTTAGATTATAGGCGTAAGCTCGACCAGTTGATCCAGTTCTAAAGACCAAATCGGTAGCCATATTCGTGGAGCTAGACCACGTTTCGTCAGCCTCGGCTTTAATGGAAGCCGTGTATAGAATGTTGGCTTCGTCAGCTGTTGTTGCTCCGTGTGCACCACCAAAGTAGATTGATCCGACAGTATTTGTGTCTACAATCTGATCGTTAGGCGCCCAGCGAGTAAGACCTAAGCCACCACCACACGCTTGAGAATTGTTTGCGTCACTGCGCTGACCTCTCACTTCAATCAAAGGCGTTAAGTTAGTGGCAACATCATTCCTAAGAAGAATACCATCTTCACCAGTAGCGTCTACTTGCAAAGGAACTGAAGGCGACGTAGTCCCAATGCCGACGTCGCCAGCATTAAAATATGAGTCACCAGATGAGTTTAAACGTATAATACTTGTGTTGCTACTATTTCTAATATCAACATAACCACCATTTGATCCATCTTCAATAACCTTAAAAATTTCAGACGTATTTCCAGCATTTAAAACTGAAATGCCTTCAACTTCTGAGGCGCTTGTTCTTATTTGAAGCTTGGCGTTTGGTGTCGTAGTGCCGATGCCTACGTTGCCGTTGTACCGAATGCGCATTGCCTCGGTCAAGGTGCTATCACTATTTACGGGTCTAGTGGAAAAGGCTAAATCGCCAGCAGTGTTACTAGTTCCATTTTGCACTAAAGCTTTTATCGCGGCAAACTTCCAAGATCCACTAGCAGCAGAAAACAATATAGTGCCACCACTGTTTGTACCAGTTCCGTTTCCAGCAACCTCCAAGGATGTAGCTGTCGCAGTGTTAATAGCAGAAGTTTCTTCATCATTCCCTACAACGTGAAGAGCGTTTGCAGGCGATGTGGTCCCAATGCCTAGCTTGCCAGCATTATCAAAAGCCGAGTGTGCAGTACCATCTTCTCCAAACAAAATACCATTGCCAGAGTCTATAGTGATTGGATAACCACTAGCAGACTTCATCCTAAGTCCCACACTTGCCCGTGTGTCATACGGTAAATCGACTCTACCGTATATCGTTGAATCAGTGTTGAATGTGTAATAAACTGCTCCAGTGGTTCCCCCACCACCAGCTTTAAGTTTTAGGTTAGCATCAGTGGCATCGAGTATTGCGTTACCCACAACTTCTAGCTTCTCAGAAGGCGACGTCGTACCAATGCCTACCTTCTTGCTACTCGTGTCCACCGTCATAGTTGTGTCAGTGGAATTCAACTTAGAAAAATGCAACTTTGTACCCGTGCCACCAGTTGAACTATTACTAGTTTGAAGATAGAAATCATCTCCTGATCCAACAGCCCTTAACCTTGGGCCAGTTGCTGCATCAACTCCAATAATTGTGCTACCCACAACATGTAAATCTGCATCAGGCGACGGCGTGCCAATGCCGACGTTACCAGACGAGTCAATCGTCATCTGAGTCGCCGCATTCGTGGTTAATGACATAGAATTTGAGCTATGGTCATATCTAACCCGACCAACATCAACATCCTCTGGATCACTAAAAAGCAAATCGCAAACTGTGTCGTTCGTTGAGTAGAGTGAAACCTGCGTTGCACCTCCAGTAGTTTTGGAAAAAACGCCAGATAAACCGCTAAACGCCGTTGGTTGAGTACCTCCATTGTGGGCGTGAAAAACTCCCATTGGAGCCGTAGTACCTATGCCGACCAAAGGCCCTGTTTTGATGGTTATGGCATCACCATCTGTTGTGTTGCTAGATGCTCTATAACCAATCTGCAAAGCGTTACTATCTTCACCATGTAAGTACCACCATCTGCCACCATTACCCCAAATGCCTACTCTAGCTCCGCTTGCATCATAAACTCCCAGTTTAGCGTTTCCACCAATTTGAGTATCTATCGCTGCAGTAGTACCAATGCCGACGCAATCTGTAGACGCATCGACAAACAATGTACCTGAGTCGAAGTTAGCGTCACCACTAACATCCAGCGTACCTACCTTGAGTCCAGCGTCGGTATAAGTGATGTTTCCGGTTGAACTAGCAGTTGCGGTAGTCGTACCAAGAGCGAACTTATCTGCCGATTCATCCCATATAAACAATGCATTATCTCCGGTCGATCCTCTTTCAATGATAATACCAGAATCGTTTGAATTACTTGACGCACCCGAATTAAGTTCTAAAAGATTATCGGTTATTGTTGTGTTAGTCGTATTAACGGTTGTGGTTGTTCCAGTAACTGTAAAATTGCCTCCGACCGTAACCGTTGAACCATCGTCTGTAATCAAACTATCGGTTACTGTATTTGAATCGGACCATTTTGTAACATTGTTTGCTGTACCTGAACCATCGACCAATGTCGATCCCCAAACTCTACTGTCAATCTCATCCGTGACAACACTTGATCCATTGTAAACCAAAACAGTATTGTGTATTTCAGTTCCAGCTGCGACGTTAGCTAACGCAATAGTTGCAGCATTAATCGTTACTGAATCACCACTGGCATCTCCAAGAATTGAATTTCCGGTTGTACGAAATGTTCCATTTACATCCAAAGAATAAGAAGGCGTGGTATCATTAATTCCAATTCTGGTATTTGCAACATCGACGTGTAATATATTAGTTGAAACACCACCATCCTCATCTGAATTAACTATAATTGAATTGCCGTAAGATCCAGAAATGGATATAGTTCCACTAACATCACCGAAAGATAGATTGCCGCTCCCATCTGTTTTAATTACTTGGGCTGTAGTACCATCGGCCTCTGGAAGTTTGTAGACTGTGTTTGCCGGAGAAGAATCATCCAGATAAACAACTTTACCGTCTTTTATTTGTAGATCAGGCATAATTTATTAAGGATTGGGTGGTGAAGTTTTTCCAGCACCAAGGCCAGGAGTATCATTATGAGTATGATTAACCAGACTGATATTTTGTGTTCCAGCTTTTACATCAACTGTGGCAGTGATCGTTCCGGTTACATCAACGTTGTTATTGATTTTAGTTACTGCCGCACTTATATCTTGATTTCCGGTAATGCTCATTGTTTGATTACCACCAACAGTAATTGTCTGCGATCCTCCGATTGTATTTGTCTGCGATCCTCCGATTGTATTTGTCTGCGATCCTCCAACATTAACTTTCATTTCTTCTCCCACATCTAAAGTGTAATTTTTGGTAATCTTTGTGTTCATATTACCATCAACATTTAAGTTTAAGTCTCCAGTAATATATATATTCTTATTTTGAATAACCACCTCATAAGAATCTCCTACTATCACAACAGATCGATCTCCGTAGTGCTTCCCATCGGTTTCTCGGGCATTGACCTCATCATACGATCCAGACTTGTGAAAGACCGAGATTCTTTCCTTTCCGCTCGTATCATCAAACTCCACAACGTGACCAGACTCACTCTGATATACATGATTGTTTGGATAGATCGGTTCGATAACCTTCGAAGGAGATGGAAGTGACCAAGGGGTTGCTGTTCCACCTTCGGGAGCCGTAGGGGTAACTGAAATACTAGATCTAGCAGCTTTACTTTTATAGACTGCGGAATCCTTGTAATCCTTTCGAGCAGGTTGAGGAGTATCGGGTTTTCCAAGAGAAGCTTCTATCGGATAAACCTGATCCGGATCAGTGAAACCAGCATCATAATTTGGCCGAGTTTCGAACATTGATGGAATAGATCCCATAATGATTGAATCTTGTGCGTTATTTCCATCGCGAAAGAAACCAATCACCCAAGATCCCTGAACCAATCCAGTTGCAGATTGACCTATTCCTGAAGTTGATGCCGATGAGATTGGCATCATTACATTTGACCAAGGCAAATCTTCGGTAGGAATGTCACCCTTATTGTCACTATGATAACCAAAACAACGAACACGATAACGACCCATTTCTTCTGGATCGTTTACATCTTCAATGACTCCAGTGAACCAAAGGAAATTACCACCAATAAAACTATCTCCGTATTCATTCATTATAAGTCAATTGAAAAGGAATCTTTTTTTACTCTAATCTTTACATAATATTCATCGTTTTCAAACTCGTGAATTGCGGATGTAATAAGATATTTACCAGAAAGAAATTTATTTACATGGCCTTCTCTGATTTTCCCTTCAGTGTATTCACGATATGCTAACGGATCGATTGCCTTTGGAAAAACCAATTTTATTTTACGTCCAGCATTTAATTTGAAATTTCCATTAAGAGTAACATCATGAGTAATCGTATTGAGAAGAGAGTTATAAGCATTCAAAAATTCTCTTGAACCCTTTGACATACTATTATAATT